ATTGCGAGGCGCTGATGGCGACCTGGTTGATGGTCCCGAAGGTGGAGAAGTCGAAGCGGTGCTCGACGATCTCCGCGGGGGATTTGGTGATGGTGTCCATGCGCTTGCCGCCCTCAGCCCGCCAGGGTCCAGCCCAGGCGCTTGTGTTCGTCCACGCAGGTCGGGTGCACATCGATCGCAATGCCGCCCTTGGTCATACAGACCAGAGCCGGCGCGTCGGCGTGGACCTCGGGGGGCGAATCGGGCCCGGCACCAGCCGCGAGCGCAGCCGCCTTGAGCGCGCGCTGTTCTTTCGTGAGTCCAGCCATGTCGGCCTCCAGATGAAGAAAGCCGGAGCCCGAAGGCCCCGGCGTTCAGCGCTGAGCGATTAGCCCAGCAGGGTGGCGATGTGGGCCGACTTGATGGCCTTCACGCCCCACGCGGCTTCCACGCGGTACTGGATCTGGCGGCGACCGCGGTAGATCAGCACCTCGAAGGTCAGCCCGGTGAGCGGGTCGGTCAGCATCATCGAGTCGTCGGCCGAGTCGCCGCCCGTCGGCATGGCCGGGGCGCGAGCCACCAGCACGATGGCGTTGCGGGCGAAGGCCAGGTTCGGCGCGTAGCTGTTGCCGACGGTCAGCGCGTTGGCGGTCGGGATGACCACGCGGGCGCCCGGGCGGTTCAGCTGGATGGTGCCGGGAGCAGCCACGCCGGTACCGACCACGTACTTGTTGGCAGCGTCCGCGGCGAAGGTCACCACGTCACCGGCCAGCACGGTGCCGGTGCCGGTCACCAGGGCCACACCGCTCGCGCCGATGGCGGTCGAGCCGCTGGTCACGTAGGCGGAGCCGGTGCCCTTGGTGTGAAGCTGGAGGCCAGCCGACTTGCGCAGCGCGAAGCCTTGCAGGCGGTCGGTCATGCCGTTGCGCAGCATGTCGCTCGAGCCGGCCTCGTTCACCTTGAACAGCACCGACTGCTTGCCGCGCAGGTTGGCGAGGGCCGCCGAGTTCAGGACCAGCTGGAGGTCGCTGTCCGGCGCGCCGTTCTCTTCCAGGATGCGCAGGACGCCGGCGGTGTCGCTCAGGTCACCGGCGGTGCCGAACGGGGAGGTGCCGGCCGTACCGAAGGCGCGCGAGGCGCCGACCTTGCCGGCGTTCGCCAGGTCGATCTCCATCTCGTTCACCAGCTTGCGGATGGCGTCGGAGAACTGATCGGCCAGGAGGCGGTTGTACGTGCCGGACGTGCCGACAGCCAGTTGCTCTTCGCCGTTCCACTTGACGGGCACCGAACGCGACTTGGTGATCGCCAGGTCGATGTAGTCCGGCGTGGTGTCGCCGGTGTCGGGCGGGAGCTGCGACGCGGTGACATCCTCGACCGCGCCGGCCTCGCCCATCGGGACGCGCACGGTCTGGTTCAAGGCTGCGCGCTCGGCGCTGGTGTCACGGCGAACGGCGGGGATCATCCCGACCATTTCGCGCGAGACTTCGTTCATCGCTTCGTACAGGGTGGGGATGAGCCCGGTGAGAGTGTTGGCCATGATGGCGCCTTTCAGAAACAGAAAAGCCCGCACATGGCGGGCTCAGATTGAGACGAGAGAGGGGGGTCAGTCGGTGATCGTGGTGTCCTTCAGCGCCGCTTGGCGGGCCGCCGGGTCCAGCGATTCGAACTGCGAGCGGGGCATGGTCTTCTTGCCGCCAGCGTCACGCATACCGCCGTTCGCACCGCCGCCCGAAGCACCAGAGCCCTTGAGGAGGGTGGCGCTGTGCGGGTGTTGAGCGAAGAGCGCCTGGATGACTTCTTCGGTGTCGGCCAACTCGCCGTGCTTGATGCCGGAGAACATGGGGTTCCCCTTTTCATCCAGCCCGATGGCCTTGCCGTTCTCGACGCGCAAACGATCCCCGAAGACCTTCTGCGCGACGTCGGCCGGGATGGCAGACTTCTCTGCGATGAACTTCGAGTTGGCGAACGCACTGCCGACGATGTGACGGTTCAGGTCCGACTCCAGCTTCGCGTTGACCTCGGACAGGGCGCGCTCCTTCTCGGCCGCGGCGCGCGTCGCTGCTGCGACCGCCTCCTGGGCCGACTTGGCGGCTGCGTCCTTGATCTCCTGCACCTGCGCGGCGGTCTTCAGCTCGCCGGCGCCGAGGTTCTTCACGGTTTCCAGCGCCTTGCGGGCCGACTCCGCATCCTCGATGCCTTCGAACGCCTTGGCCTTGGCCTCGGCGGCTTCCTTCGCTTCACGGTGGCTCTTGGCCTCGCCGTTGAGCCGCGTGATGGTTTGCACGGTGGCCTCGTAGTCGAGTTCGAGCTCCTGGCCCTTGTCGTTCACGTACACCGGCTTGCCGTTGCGCAGGACAGCTGCGCCTTTGTCGTCGAGAAGAAGTTTCCACATGATGGTTGCTGTTCCTTCGGCCATCCGGCCATTGGTGCGGTGGGCTCATCCGAGCCCGGAACGCCCTACCGCGTCCGCGGTTCAGGCAAGAAAAAACCCGCCGCGGTTGCCCGGGCGGGTTCGAAATTTGTGCGGCCTACAGGGAATTCGTCACACGCCGGTTGCGACTACTCGCGGCACCTGCAAATACAGTGAAGGCCCATGCGACCTGGAGGCGTCTTGAATGGACACGCGCACCTGTAAAACCTGCGGTGAGGCCAAGCCCCTGACGACCGAGCACTTCAACTTGCTTTCGGGCGGCACGTGGCGATGGACCTGCAAGGTCTGCATGGCTGCTGCATCAAGGCGCCATCACGCGGCGAACCCCGAGAAGACGAAGGCACGCCGGGACAAGTACAAGGCCAATCACGCAGCAGCAGAGGGCACGTACACCGATGCTGATGTGGCAGCCATCCGCGCCGCGCAGAGAGACCGCTGCTTTTACTGCCCCAGCGACTTAAACCGGGGTGGGGAGCTGGACCACAAGACGCCACTGTCTCGAGGCGGTACGCATTGGCCCGCGAACCTCGCCCTCGCATGCCTCGGCTGTAATCGCGACAAGCACGCCAAAACAGCAGAAGAGTTCTTCGAGTGGCGCACTCGGTTGGGGTTGCCGGTTGCGCCGCGCCCTCCAGCGCTCTAAGCGACCACCACTCTCTCGCCTCGCAGCAGGCAGTTCACGCACAGCCATGCCCTCGTGCCGCCGGTGGCGCGCCCGTTCTTGAACAGCACGCCCTGCCGGGCCTCGATGAGCTCGCGGCTGCCGCAGCGGCACTGGAGCATGGTGTCCGGCTTCGGCGCCGCGCGCACCCGCTGCCGCACGGCCTCCTTCGCGGAGGGCGCAGCCTTGGGAACGAGCTTCAGGGGCGGTGCCATCCGGCGATCATACAAATCCGGGCGTTCAGGCGGCCACCGCCTCGCGCCGCCGGGCGTCTTGGGCGCGCATCTCGTCGAGGGTGAGGAGCGAGCCCTTGTCGTTGAAGAAGCGATCGAACGGCTTGCCGGCCCGGAACTCCTTGGCCCGGGTGGGCCCGAGCACCTCGATCTGGCGCGCGGCCGACTGCTTCTTCAGCCACTCGGGGAAGTTCACGTCGGCGGGCACCTGGCCGTCCATGCTCGAGCGCGTTCCCGGGTCCAGGTCGTCCATCGGGATGCCAAGCTCGCGGAACGACTTCAGCACCAGGTTCGACGTCGACCGACAGCCCCAGTGCGCCATGCCCGGGCCGCCCAGCCATGCGTTCTTGTGCCCGATCGGGCGGTGTGTGTCGGCGGTGTACTGCTTGCCGTCTCGAATCTGGCAGGTGGGGCTCGTGCGGCCATCCAGCGTGCTGCACCAGGTGACCGCCTTCACCATATCCAGGTTGGCGTCCACCAGGGCCTGCCGCGTCGTGGCGGCCGTGTGGCTCACCGCGGTGCGGACGACGGCTTCGGCGTTGCGTCGGTCAATCTGGATCAGGCCGTCCTCGTAGCCCTTGGCGCGCGTGCCGCGGATGCGCTGCACGATCTGCGCTGTGGTCTGGTTCTCGGTGTAGCCGATGCGGATGGCGTCGCGGATGCGGACCATGCGGTCGGCTTCCATGCTCTGGGCCCACTCGCTCAGCAGGCGGCCTTGGAAGGGCCGGCTCATGGCCGCGGAGTACACCTCCGACACGCTCACCGCGTTGAGCGGCACCACGGCGACCACCTGCGGCGGGATCTCGCTGCGGAACAGGTCCAGCTGGAACCCCGCCTCGTACTCGGTGAACTCGCGCAGCACCGTCGTGAGCTCGCGCTCGACCGACTGGTAGGCTTGGACGTTCAGCGCCCGCACGGACGCCAGTAGCTGCTCCAGGCGCTGCACGGTGAAGGACTCAGCCGGCAGCCGCTCGAGCGCGGCGTTGAGCTGCGCGAACAGGTCCGGGTCCGTCCGGTTCAGGAGCGCCATGATGCGCCGCACCACCCCGTTGCTGTACTTCTGCAAGTCCAGCTGGTGGCCGATCTGGCCGTCGAGGAGGCGTTCGTTGACCGTTGGCATCAGGATGCTTTCTTGCTGACGCGCACCTCGCCGCGCAGCTCGTACACCGCAAGCTCACCATCCGAGCCGAGCCGGTAGGGCTGCTCGAGCGCGAGCACCACGCCGGCCACCTCGTCAGCCATGGTGCAGTGAGGGACCAGCCGTCCGTCCACGCGCACTTCAAGCATGCGGCCCGCCGCCATCCAGTTGGCATAGCCAGGGTCGGCCGGGTCACAGGCGTATCGCTTGAGCCCCAACCGTTCCGCCCTGGCTTCGGCCTCCAGGGCCCGCATGATCTTGCTCATTCGGCACCTCCGGCAGCCGGCGGGAAGCCTTCGCCCCCTCCGCCCATGGCGCCCAGCTTCGGCCCCTCCGCCTCGATGTCGGCCATCTCCTTGTCGGCGTCGACCCCCTGCCGGGCAATCTCGCCCCGTTGCAGGTTGTCGAGCAGCGTCAGGTGGCTGATCGCTCCGGCCTGCCATGCACCCACCAGCGCGGTGAGTTCCTGGGCGGCCATGCCGGACGGCAGGTAGTCGGTATTCAGCGCCACGCGCGCCTCGGGCGCAACCCCGGCCCACATGGCGCAGTAGTTCAGCGCCCGCGTCAGCAGCGCGCTCACGGCGTTGGCAAGGCTGCTCAGCACGCTGTTCTCGCCTGCACGGTGAATGGCCGCCGTCTCGGCCGCCTCCACCTGGCGCTTGTCGCCGGCCAGCATGCGCGCGCCGAGCGCGGCCATCATCTCTTCCTTCTCGACCAGGCGGGCGGCCAGTTGCTTCAGGCCCTCGCCCTTGAACTCGAGGAACTCGGCCTTGGCGTCAGGATTGGCGAAGCCCTTCACCACCGTGGAGCCCAGGGCAAACTTCTCCGTGGCCTGGAATTCGTGTCCGTAGACCAACGGGGTCGGCAGGCCAGTGAAGTGCAGCCCGTGCTCGTAGTCGGCCGTCGTGCGGTAGTGCGACACGTTCACGTCGGCAAGGTCCTTGATCGGCGGCTTCGCCACGCCCGGCTCCAGGCCCATCGGGCCGCAGATCTCGAACGGGATGAAGTTCATGGGCTTGCCGCCCATCATCGGGCTGACCTGGCTCGTGAGAACCCATGCGTCCTGATCGGCGCCCGTGGCGGCCTTTGCCTTCTCCCGGGTCTCGACGGTGTAGGTGCCGCCAACGAGGCGCAGCACGCGCCACACCGGCACCACCTTCGTCTCGAAGCCGTCGACGTCCTCCTCGCGGGCCTCCTTGAGCACCACGAGGCTCAGCTGGTTGCGGTTGTTGATCCGCTCCACCCGCCAGTTGATGATCGCCTCGGCCTTGTAGATCCGCACGTAGGGGCGCCCGCCCGCGGCCTTTTCCTCGGCCTGGGTGCGAATCCCATCCATGGGCGGGTAGTCGGCCAGCAGGCCCACGCGCCCGACTTGCAGCACCTCCTCCACCACGCGCTCGGCGAAGGTCAGGAGGGGCGTGCCAGAGGTGTCCACGTCCTCGAGCAGATACTCGACCGCCGACGGCACTTCCACAGCAGGCGGGCGGCGGAAGACCAGGCCGCTCAGGCCGTCAACCGTGCGGCCGGTGGCGCCGTAGTACAGCGCCCGGCCCTTGAATGCCTGGTACTCGGCCTCCGTCTGCTCGCTCAGCTTGGGCAGGTAGCGCGCGCCCTTGGCGTGCACGGCATCCTGGCCCTCGGCCGCGTCGCGGCACTTCTCCCACATGGGGAGCGCTGCGCTGTATTCCGGGTGCTGGGTGTCTACGGCCATCTCAATGTCCTGTCATAGGGGCCGAGGTCATGGGCCGTTTGATCGGGTAGCGCTGGACAAGGAAGTAGCCCACCGCGTCGGGCGGGTGGTC